CTTCAAGCCCGAAAACGGCTCAAAAAGGATTATACGATTACTACCAAAACCGGGGCGATAAAACCGAACCCGATATTAGAAGTTAGCAATAAGGCGTGGGAGCAAGTTTTAAAGATTAGCAAAGAGATGGGATTGACCCCGGCGGCACGTGCGGGGTTAGGGGTTGTAAGCAGCAAACGCGAAGCTAAAAAATCAACAGGCAGGTTCTTTGGGAATACGGGTTGACAAAAACGGACGTAAAAAAAATAGCTGAATGGCGTGAATTGCTGATGGGCATACCGGGTTATGACCCGTTTGTACAGGCGGGGGATTGTTGGTTTGACGAAAAAGCTGCACAGTTAGCGATGGATTTTTTTCCTGAATGTTTAACACATATCAAAGGCCCGAAAACGGGTGAACCTTTTATACTTGAAACATGGCAGAAATCAATCATCGCTAACTTGTTCGGCTGGAAGAGGCCGGACAATACGAGGCGTTATAGAGAGTTGTTTGAGTTAGTACCCCGTAAAAATGGGAAAACGCCTTTTGCAGCCGGTATCGTTTTGTATTGTATGTTGTGTGATAATGAGGGAGGGGCTGAGATATATTCAGCAGCGGCGGATGCCAAGCAGGCTAAACTCGTTTTTAATTGGGCGAAGGGGATGGCGAAAAAGCACGAGGAGTTAAACGCCCGATGCCGTATCTATAAAAACTCGATAGTTGAAAAAGTACCGGGGACGGATGAGGATACAGGAACGTTTTACCAGCCTATATCCGCTGATGCTTTTACCAAGCACGGTTACAATACGCACATGTACGTTGTAGATGAGTTACACGCTCAGCCGGATAGCGAGCTTGTTGAGGTGCTTGAAACATCGACAGCGGCAAGATCGCAACCGTTAGGGGTGTATATAACGACAAGTGATTATCAGCGTGAAAGTGTTTGTAATGAAAAGTACGGATATGCCTGCAAGGTAAGGGACAATATTATCGAGGATATGAGTTTATTGCCGGTAATATATGAGGCGAGCCGGGATGATGACTGGACGGATGAAAAAGTATGGTATAAAGCGAATCCGAATTTAGGGGTAAGCGTATCGCTGGATTATATAAAAGCAGCTTGTCAAAAAGCACAGGATAGTCCGTCGTTTGAAAATACATTTAAGCGGTTACATCTAAACATACAAACCGAGCAGGATGTACGCTGGTTAAGTATGGAAAGATGGGATAATTGCAATGAGATGTATGACCCGGAAGATTTAAAAGGGGCGTTATGTTACGGTGCGATGGACTTGGCAACGGTAAGCGATATAGCGGCTTATATGAGATTGTTTCCTTTGGATGAAGGGCGGTTTTTGTTATTACCTAAATTTTATGTGCCGGAAGATAACGCATATAAGCGGGAGAAAAGGGATAGAGTGCCTTATGTAACATGGGCGAGGCAGGGTTTTATAACGCTTACCCCCGGCGATGTTATTGATTATTCGTATATCAAGCAGGATTTAGAAAACGATTGGGCTATGTATGATATGCAAGGCTTAGCTTTTGACCGTTGGAATTTTGAAGCGTTACGGCAACAATTTTTAGCTGTAGGGATACCAGCTGATAAAATGATTGCTTTCGGCATGGGGTTTGTATCGTTGTCGGCACCATCTAAAGAATTTGAGAAGTTGGTTATATCAGGCAAACTAATACATAATAACAACCCGGTATTACGCTGGATGGCAAGTAACGTATCAGTTGAGATGGATGCGGCGGGCAATATCAAGCCGAGCAAAAAGAAATCATCTGAAAAAATAGATGGCATCCTTGCAGGGATCATGTCGTTAGGTCAGGCGATAACGCAAGAGCCTGTAGGTGAATCTATCTATGAATCAAGGGGTTTATTGAGCTTAACAGGATGAAAATATTAACAAAAATATTCGGAGCATTAGGTTACATACCTAAAAGCTCTGTGCAAACAAGCGATGCAGGTTGGCATCCGTTGTTAGATGCTTCTTTTGTAACAGCGTCCGGCATTACTATAAATTCAAAAACAGCATTAACAATATCGGCGGTCTGGGCCTGCGTAAAAATAATATCGGAAACGCTCGGAAGTTTGCCGCTGATATTGTATGAGCAGATGGCAAATGGTGATAGGGAGCGTGCGTTAAAACATCCGTTATACCCGATATTAAAAGGATCGCCGAATCAATGGCAGACAGCTATGGAATTTTGGGAAATGATGGGAGGGCATTTAGCGTTACGGGGCAATGCGTTTGCTAAAATCGAGTGGGGTTTTGGCGGTGTAGTTAAAAGTTTAACGCCGTTGAATCCTGATAAGGTAATTATAAGGCGGTTAAAAAACGGTCAACTGCGTTACGACTGGACTATACCGTATCAGCAGGGCTTGGCGACCGATGAAAAAGCGGGTACGGTTGAATATATATCGCAGGAAAATATGTTTCATCTAAAAGGCTTATCAACAGATGGAGTAGTCGGCATAAGCCCGATTAAAGCAAACAGGGATACTATAGGATTAGCGAAAGCGTCGGAAAAGTATGGCAGCGATTTTTTTGGCAACAACGGCTCTGTCGGCAGTGTATTATCCCACCCCGGACGGTTGGAAAATAGGGCACAGGAGAATTTGAGAAAAAGCATAAAAAAACAAAATGATACCGGTATATTGATTTTAGAAGAGGATATGAAATGGCAGCAGTTGGGGATAAAACCGGAAGAGGCTCAATTTTTAGGTACACGACAATTTCAGGTGGTGGATATAGCCCGTATATACCGAATGCCCCCGCACATGATTCAGGATTTATCGAAATCATCGTTTAATAATATCGAGCAGCAAGCGTTAGAGTTTGTACAGTACACTATGACCCCCTATTTTGTAAGGGTACAGCAGCGGGTGGATAAAGATTTGTTGATGAGCGATCCAAAGTATTTTACAGAATATCTGTTTAATGCCTTGTTGCGGGGCGATATTAAAAATCGGTTTAACGCTTATGCAAAATCTATACAGTGGGGCTGGATGAATCGGAACGAAGTAAGACGGCTGGAGAATATGAACGCAGCGGAAGGTCTGGATGAATACTTATATCCCGCCAATTTGATAATCGTGGGTGAGCCTATACCGACAACACAGCCAAGTAATAATTTTGGGGCGAAGCCGTTTGGCGTTTTGATAAAAGACGCGGCGACGAGAATATCGCAGGCCGAAACAAGAACATTTAACAAACATAACAACAAAGAGGGCCGGTGGTGTGAAACTTACATGAAAAAGCACCGTAATTATATCGCAAAAACATTAAAACCGATTTACGAATCTTACACAGAGGCGAGCGGCGATAAACTTGATTATGAAAAGACAGCAGATACGATTGTTGACTGCATGGTTTGGGGTGATATGAAGCGGGTTGATAATATAATAAAAATCATTAACGAAAGTTTTATTTTAGAGGTATCTAAAAATGGCGAAACAAACTAATTATCCCAATATTATTAATGCTGTATGCAGTACGGTTTGGGCGATTATGCCTGAAAAATTAGATGCCATACTTGCGTTTTTATCGGCTAAATCAGGTGTAGGGTTTTTTAGCGAAGCGGAAGTCGAGATTGAAACTAAAGTTGCAACAACCGCAAAAAACATAAAAGGCAAAATAGCGTTACTGCCGTTAGTCGGAACAATATCGCAGCGGATAGGCTCGATGAATCATATTAGCGGTGGTGTTTCTACAGATGAATTCGGGGCGTGGTTTGATGCTGCGGTTGCAGATAATGAAATCGGGGCAATTGTAATAGATACCGACAGTCCGGGCGGCAATGTATTCGGTGTACAGGAACTAAGCCAAAAGATATTTGATGCGCGGGGCAGTAAGCCAATTATAGCTACTGTAAACAGCTTAATGGCATCGGCTGCTTACTGGATCGGTTCGGCGGCTGATGAGATAGTAATAACACCATCGGGCGAGGTAGGTTCGATAGGCGTAATTGCCGTACATACAGAGGATAGCAAAGCAGAGGAACAGGCGGGATTTAAAACAACTGTTATGACGGCGGGTAAGTTTAAGGGTGAGGGCAATCCGTTTGAGCCGCTTACAGAGGAGGCAAAGACATCAATAGAGGGAAGATTGCAGGATTTTTACGGCCAATTCGTTAGTGATGTTGCCCGTAATCGTGGCGTAAATAAATCGGAAGTAATAAACGGATTCGGACAAGGCAGGGTAGTCGGAGCGGATGCGGCGGTCGAAATGGGTATGGTTGACAGGATAGCTACATTTCAATCAGTAATCGAACGCCTTGCAGGTACACCGCGAACGGGAACGCCCCGTCGTAACAGGGCGATATTAGAAATGGAAAAAAAGAGGTGTAAAATAAATTGAATTTTCACAACGGCGGTAGCCGGTGATTATATAGCGGCGGTAGCTGCGTTAAATGTAAATGTAATTTAATTGAGAGGATACTACAATGGATTATTTAAAAATGATTGCGGAACTCCAAAAGCAAATGCAGGCAAATACGGCGGAGATGGAAGTTTTGATACAGCTTGCTAAAACGGAGGATAACCGTGATTTAACGGAAGATGAACAGACAAAGTTTGACGGCTTTGTTGTTCGCAACGATGACCTTGAGAAAAGGGTCAAGAATTTAGAAAAGTTGCAGGCCCAGCAGCAGCGTTCTGATGTATCGACAACTATTAAAGATTTTTCTAAAGATAAAAAGGAACCGGATGCTGTAACAGAGCCGGAAAGTTTACTTATCGATGCGGCGGATATTAAACTGCCCGCTGTTTGTCGAACCGCATACAATCTCAGGGGATTCTCTGGTGCTGATGCTCCGAAGCGGGCGTTTCGTTTCGGTAAATGGATGCTCGGTGCTTTAAATCATAAACCTTCACAGAAATGGTGTAAGGATATTGGTTTGGGTTATCAAGCGGTGCATGAAGAAGCTGTAAATACTACCGGCGGTTATCTCGTGCCTACACAACTTGATGGTGATATTATATCACTGATTCTGGAGTACGGTTTGGCACGACAGCTTTGCCGAATAACCCCGATGACTACCGATACCTTGAATCGACCGCGTAGAACGGGAGGCCTGACAGCGACTTTTACAGGCGAAAGTGTATCTGCAACTGAATCTACAAAAAGCTGGGATAACGTAAGCTTGACAGCGAAAAAACTAACCGCATTGACCCGAATAACAAACGAGCTTAACGAAGATGCGATTATCAACGTAGCGGATGATCTTGTTAGAGAGATTGCGATTGCATTTGCCGAAAAGGAAGATAAATGCTTATTTATCGGAGACGGCACGACGACCTACGGCGGCATTCAGGGTTACGAGGCAAAGTTTGACGCAATTGGAACTACGAGCGGCGGCGGATTGCAGGTATCAACAGGCAATCTTTTCAGCGAAACGACTATGACGGATTTAGTTAATTTCGTTGCAAGACTGCCAAGTTACGCTGATAACCCGAATACAAAAATCGTTATGAACAGGCTCATTTACTTTGATGTTGTTGTTCGGTTACTTTCAGCATTAGGCGGCAATACCGTGCAGACAATAGAGGCGTTGACCCGGCGACAGCTTTGGGGATACCCTGTAATGTTTAGCAATGCTATGCCAAAGGCGGACGCAAACAGCCAGGTCTTTATGCTGATGGGTGATTTTGCTTTATCTTCAATGTTCGGTGATAGGCGCTCGAGAACTATATCGTTTAGCGACTCTGCAACGATAGGTTCGGACAACGTTTTTGAAGATGACCAGATTGCGGTAAGAGGGACAGAGAGATTTGATATAAACGTGCATGACGTTGGTGATTCATCGACAGCCGGGCCGGTTATCGCCCTGATGAGCAAAGCCAGCTAAAAGCGATAATTAGTTGAACGTTAAAACAAAGAATTAAAATAGGAGATTTAAAATGGCTAATTATATTGATGGAGCTGCGATAGCAATATCACAACCAGCGGCAGCAGTAGCAACCAACGCCTCTCATACGCTCGTCTTTGATAAAACCGGTTACGACCATGCTAATATTTACTTGATTGTTGGGACTCACGCGACGAATGGCGGAGATTTAGCGACAGTTAAACTTGTAGAGCATAGCAGCGTAACGGTTGCAACAAGCATGACGGCGATTGCGGCATTTACGGGAGGTACGGCAACGAGTACAAGCGTGGGCTTTGTAATACCCGGGGACGCTGAAACCGGGGCGGGTTGCGTCTTTGAATTTCAGGTGGATTTGACAAAGCGTAAAAAGAAAATGGCTTTAATAGCAACCATGTCGGCGGAAACGTTGGAATTTGCATCTATAGCTGTATTGACGAGAGCTAAAATCTCAGCGGATACAACGACAAAAAAGATGGGTATTACGGTTCATAGTAATACGAGCACGAATCTGGTTGCAAAGGTAATTACAGGTTAGTAGTGATTTAGTAGTGATTTGTCCTTTGGCGGTCGGTGTTTCGGCATCGGCTGCCAAAGGTTGCTAAAAATAAAAGGACAAATATTATGATAATTTGGATAGCGGGATGGCCGCATAGCGGCTCGGCTCTTTGTAGAATGTTAATAGAGGATACATTAGAGATTTGTACATACTCGAAGTATCAGGAACCGGAGTTAGGTTTTTTATTCGGCATAAGGTGTGCAAACTTTGCGGAAAAATGGAGTCTAAGACATTATCAGTTGTGTACAGCAGATGAGGAAAAACTATTTCTGATAAAAACGCATGAAGCACCCTTGGATAATAATCCTTGTATATACCTTATACGTGACGGGCGTAACGCTATATCAGGTTTGGCCCGATTTTGGGGTAAAGCGGTTCATAAAATAATAACGGGCGAAGAATCATCACCGTTTATGGACTGGACAACTCATTACCGGGTATGGCGGCCATACGAAAGACCACAGACTTTAATTGTGCATTTCGAAGATATGGTAAAGCAACCTGATGCAGAGGCGGCAAGGATAAGCGAATATATAAATATGCCCGTCAAAAAACAGTTTGATAATCCGCAAAAGGAATGTCGAAAGCATTGGCCTCAGTTGTTTAAGCCGAGACATAGCGACTATAAGATAGATTTTACCGAGTTTGATACGGAATTGTTCTGGCAGCTGCACGAAGATACTATGATTGCAACAGGTTACGGCAGCAGGGAGGAGGACGAAAATGCAGGGAAAGTTTAGCGGCGATGAACATTTTATTTATCACTTCGAGAAGGTTGCAAAAAAGGTAAACGCTTTAATGACCGAACAGGGCTTTAATGAACCTGATAAATCGATAGCTGACAAGATACTTCATGCACATAGCGAATTAACTGAATCTTTTGAGTGTTTAAGGGATGGTCGCAAGGCGGATAAAAACGTAAAAGAGTTTTTGGGTATAGAGGTACAGCTTGCTGATGTATTAGGTCTTTTGATGGATATGCAGGTTCAGTATAAATTACGAATCGGAGCGGCGTTATTGGCTAAAATGGATTTTAATAACGAGCATAGAGGATATTTACACGGCAGGGAGTTTTGAATGAAAGACGATGAGTACGAATTTCAAACTGAAATATCCAAAGAATTATGGAAGGAAATTCATAATAAAGCCGCGAATCGCTACAGTCAATTCGGCGAAGATGGTATTACGAGGGATTTAACGGAACGGATCGGCGTAACAAATGAATGGTGTGTCGAAGTGGGAGCGGCGGACGGCGTATTTTGCAGTAATACGAGGCAGTTTGTTGAGGATGGCTGGACGGCGGTTTTAATCGAAAAGGACGAAGTAGAATTTAAAAAGTTAATAGAGAACACCAAAGATTACAAAAACTGTATTTGCAAAAACATCGAGATTGAGCCGAACGGCAGGCATTGTTTAGACGAGATTTTGCGTAACGCTCCTGCATCGATTGAGCTTTTAAGTCTGGATTTAGATGGCGGCGAGTATCATGTTTGGAATGGATTGATAAGGTTAAGGCCGAAGATAGTAATAATAGAGCATTCGAGGAAAACGACGGATGATGATTATGTACCAAAATACGGAAGTAATGAGCCTGCGGGTTATAAGGCGTTAATAAAATTAGGAACTGCGAAAGGATATTCGTTAATTGATATACCGGGCCACAATCTTATCTTCGTGGATAAGGCGTATTTAAAAGTTAGTGATAACCAAAGGACAAAGGACAAAATTATGGAAACAAAAACAGAGGTAAAAACAGAAATTGATGATATGAAGTGTAGGCTAAATTTAGGGGCGGGCGATACGTCTATTGATGGGTTTGTAAATATCGACCGCAAAACCGGGGATGAAGTTTACCCGTTAAATTATTCTGATGATTCGGTTGATGAGATAAGGGCATCGCATATTTTGGAACATTTTGATTATGCAGACGGCGAAAACTTAATCGTATTGAAACACTGGTTTGATAAACTAAAGCCGGGCGGGGTAATGAAAATAGCTGTACCGGATTTTGATTTTGTATGCCGGTCATACACAGAAAAAACTCCGATAAATACGGTAGGTTATATAATGGGCGGCCATACGGACATTAACGATTATCACAGGAGTATATATGATAAGGCGGTTTTGACGGAGATGATGACGAAGGTAGGTTTAACTGAAATACAAAGCTGGGATTCGGAATTACAGGATTGTGCAAGTTTACCGGTAAGTTTAAATCTTATGGGCTTTAAACCGAACGG